AAAGAGAAACTGCAACAAGAAAAAGAAAGGCAGAAATAGATGAAGAAATTATTGCTTTGATGTTAAGCAAAAAAGAAAATAAAAAAAATCTTGATTTAGAAAAGTTGAGGGCAGAACAATATAGAGGAATAACTAAATCTGTTACAGATAAAAATCTTTTCTTAAATGAGTCACTTAGTTTAGGAACTAGAGAAGCTGAAATACAACAAAAACTTAGAGAGTTTGACAGAAAAGCTCTTGAATTTGATGAAAAAGTAAATAAACAAAAAAGAGAACAATTTAAAAATGCTTTACGTTTACAGCAAGAACTTGAACGTGTAAATAATTTATATCAAGGTATTGCAAACACAGTTCAATCAGGGCTTGTTGATGCAATTGAAGGTGCAATAAATGGCACTAAAACTCTTGGCGAAGTAGCTCGTAGTGTATTTGGAGCGATTCAAAGGCAACTTATAGACTTTGCTGCGACTTCTTTTTTAAGAGCAATTCCAGGTATTGGTGGTTTCTTTGCAAATGGTGGTGTTACTAAACCTAATAAATCATATATTGTTGGAGAACGTGGACCAGAACTATTTACTCCAGGAATTACAGGAAGAGTTACTCCTAATCACGAATTAGGCGGTAGTTCTACAAATGTTGTAGTAAATGTAGATGCATCTGGATCTTCAGTTGAAGGTGATGAGCAAAGAGGTAGAGAACTTGGTCGACTTATATCAGTTGCAGTACAATCTGAATTATTAGAACAGAAAAGACCTGGAGGTTTACTTGCATAATGGCTACTTTTCCTTCGATTACTCCTAGATATGGACAGCAAAAAAGATCTGCACCATTAACTCGTACTGTTCGTTTTGCTGATGGATATGAACACAGAATATTATTTGGATTAGCTCAACATCAAAATCCAAAAGTTTTTGATTTAACTTTTGAGGTTTCAGAAACAGATGCAGATACTATAGAAACATTTTTAGATGCAAGAGCAAATGATAGTGATAGCTTTGATTTTACTCCACCAGGAGAAGCTAGTTCATCTAAATTTGTCTGCGAGACATGGAGTAAATCAATTCCTTATTTAAACAGAGCAACAATACAGGTAACATTTAGAGAGGTGTTTGAGCCATGAGCACTGATCCTGTATTTAGTGAAGTTCAAAAAATAAATCCTTCTGCAATTATTGAACTTTTTACACTTCAGTTGGACAATGCTTTACACGGAGCAACTACTATTTATAGATTTCATGCAGGATCAAATCTTAATGCGAATGGTGAGATAGTCTGGGCTGGTAATTCTTATCAAAGATTTCCTATAGAGGCTACAGGTTTTGCATATCAACGTGGTCAGATTCCAAGACCAAAACTTGTTGTAAGTAATGCTTTAGGAACTATATCTGCAATTCTTCTTACTGTTAACGCAACAACAACAGGCAATGATTTAACAGGTGCTACGTTTACAAGAATTAGGACAATGGCAAGATTTCTTGATGCTGCAAACTTTAGTGGTGGTAGCAATCCATTGGGTACACCAGATCCTACAGCAGAGTTTAAACGTCAAGTTTATACAGTAGATAGAAAAGCAACAGAGACTAGAGAAGTGGTAGAGTTTGAATTAGCAGGAGCTATTGATATGGCTGGAGTTAGAGCACCCAAACGTCAATGCACCCGTGCTCTGTTTCCTAGTATTGGTACGTTTACACAATGAGTTGGAAATATAAAGCACTACTTCATGCCCAACGTGAAGATCCTAAAGAATCTTGTGGACTTTTATTAAATGTAAAAGGTAAAGAAAAATATTATCCATGTCGTAATCTTTCAATTACAGATAATCAATGTTTTATTATTGATCCAGAGGATTACGTAAAAGCAGATAATGTGGGTGAAATTATTGGTGTTGTTCATAGTCACCCTATAACACCTCCTACTCCTAGTCAGGCAGATAAAATTAGTTGCGAAAATAGTAATTTACCGTGGCATATAGTAAATCCAAAAACAGAACAGTGGGGATATTTAGAACCATGCGGATATAAACCGCCATTACTAGGTCGTGAATGGGTGTGGGGTGTTACTGATTGTTGGAGTTTAGTTGTTGATTGGTATAAAGAGGAAAAAGGTATAAAACTTAAGGATTATGAAAGAAATATGTCACCACAAGAATTTTTAAAAGATCCTTTGTTTGAAAATTATGCGTGGCGAACAGGTTTTAGAGAACTTAGATCTGATGAAAAGTTAGAAAAGGGAGATGTGTTATTAATGTCGATAATGCACCCAACTTTAAATCATGTAGCTATTTTTCTTGGAGATATGGTTTTACATCATTTAGCAGATAGACTAT